GTGGGAACAGTCACTAAACGTCAACTTAAAAACGGCACAGTACGCTACAGAGCACAAGTTCGAGTTCAACGTGAAGGTTATCCACCGTATAAAGCATCAAAGACATTCAGTAAGAAATCACTAGCTGATGAGTGGATAAAAAGAACTGAAGCTGAAATTGAGTTGAATCCAGAAAAGATGCTAAATCCGGATGCGGAACTTAAGCATAAAACTTTAGCTGAATTTATTACTCAATATTTAGATGAGGCGGATAATTTCGCGGAATCAAAAACAAGTGCTTTGAAATTTATCGCTAGTTTAGAGATTTCAGAGAAAAATATCTATTCATTAACACGACAAGATTTTTCTGACTTTGCTATCTGGAGACGTAAAGGAGATCCAATCACTGGTCGTGATGGGGTTGCACCTTCCACCGCATTGAAAGATTTAAGCCATATAAAAGCTGTATTGGTCCACGCTCAATTCGTTTGGGGTGAGCCCCTTGAAAATGTTATTTCAGAATTTGAGAAAGCATTAATCGGCTTAACCAAGGCCCGAATAGTTACAAAGAGCAAATTACGTGACCGCCTGCCAACAGATGAAGAATTGCAAGCCTTGACGACTTTTTTTTATAAAACATGGAAGCGTAAGAAAAAATCTGTCCCAATGCATCTTATTATGTGGTTCGCGATTTACTCGGGTAGACGTGAAGATGAGATGTGTACTCTACGTTTGACGGACTTTGATCGGGCAAATTCACAATGGCTGGTACGTGATGCAAAGCATCCCGATGGATCTGAAGGTAATCACAAATATGCCCACTTTGAGCCTAAGGCAATTGAGCTCGCAAATAAATTTTTAGAGCATGATACCCGTAAACGAATCTTAGAACTTGGTTATTCAGATCAGTTACTTATTCCGGTTAATTCAAGAACAGTCTCTGTTTATTTTACACGTGCTTGTAATGCGCTAGAAATTGAGGATTTACGCTTTCATGATTTACGGCATGAAGCTGCTACAAGATATGCGGAAGACGGGTTTTCGATTCCAAAACTACAAACGATCACCTTGCATGAATCATGGAATACTTTAAAACGGTATGTGAATCTGAAAAAACGTGGACGTCGATTAGATTTTGCTGAAGCTATGAGTGTAGCCGAAGCTGATTATAATAATCACTATAAGGAATGGAATAAGAAACAACGGGTAATCTCAGAAATTGACACGTTTGAGGCCTTTGAAGTTTCGGAAAATTTAGAAATTGATGTTCCATACAATTTTATCAAAACTCAACTGGAAAAATTTATAGAGACACATAAACAAAGTAAGTACTTCATCCGAAAACATGTTAAGAAACTAAATACGCCCTTCCCTTTTGCATGGAACAAAGAAAAGCAAGAGTTCTATATCACAGAGATTCAAATTGCCTGGGAGGACTGGTTTGTTGAACATGGTGAAGTAGACTGGAGTGAATTACCACCTGAAGCTTCACATTTCAGCTTTAAGAAAAATAAAGTTATTCGGTTGTTTAAAAACCGAGTACTTGAATTTGAGCATGAATTAAAAGCGTGGTTAGATATTTCTGATAACTATTATTTTGATGAGAACTATCATATTGAAAAGTAATTTTATTTTTGTTTTTTCTGAAAATGCCACCAAGCTTTATTATAGTAAACTTCATCTCGCAGAAAATTAATTTTTAGCTCGTTACCATTGAGGTCGTAGATTTTTGTGACCTCTCCCTTTTTGTCTATTTCAGCCAGTAGATCAGCAATACGAGAATCTGCATGGTTGTAAATTTTAATTAATTCGCTCGTCATATCAACGTCTCAAAAATACAAGTTATCCTATATTCTAATATTATTTTTAACTGGGCATAGCATGATAGATCAAAAAGAAGAAATGGCGCCTTTATTTGCCTTAGCATATATGAGTCTTATTGATGAAGATCGATTAAATAGATGGGTCAAGGCTTCTTTTGCGCTAGGAAAAGTAGAGCCTTTTTTTATCTCCACATTCCAAAGCTTAGGGAGACTGGACTCACGCTTAGTGTTTTTCGATAAAATTATTATAAAAAACCTTATGAAAGGTGATAAGGGAGATTTAGATTTTAATGCATATACTATTGAGCATTTGTCGCAAGCAACTCTTTGGTTATTTGGAGCGTATGAAATAATTAGGGTGCTGAATGATAAAGATTTTAAAAAAAAGCCAGAAATGGCTATTTATAATAAATATCAGCCTGAAATTTATTCTTTAAAATTAAAGCTTGCGCGAATAAGGATGCCTTTAGCAAAGTTTGCGCCAGCAGATAAACATAAGGGAGATGCACATGTGCCAACACCAACTTTTAATATAACTCATGGGGTTGCGTGGCAAATTACTGAGACTGAGTGGATTATAAGAAAAGAACTTTCAGATGAAATGCTTGAGTTGCTAGAAAAGATCTTTAAGGAGACTAAAACGGAATAGGTTTTATTGTAATAAAATGCCAATCACTGAATTATATTAATTTTATTGTGTTTATTATTTTTCAACAATTTATATTAAAATTGATGAGTTGGCCAAATACTGCAGAATGACTGGCCAACTTCTGCCAGTTGGTACAAAATGTCAATTAATGCTCATAAGTTATCTGAAGGATCATTTTAATAATTCAGCATTTCATTCAATACTGGGTTAATATTATTAAAACATGTCTGAAATGAGTATCTAGTACATGCTTACTGTATTTATAGTTTTGGTTGCCTTGTTTGTTATAGCTTTAATGGTTAATACAAATAATGAAAGAAATAAGGCAGCAAGACTTCACCAACTTTCACTGAAGTCATCTGAGGCTTTGGCAATGGCATCTATGTATAAGATGAGACTTGCCGCCATGTCTCCTGAAGAGGCTTTTATTGAAACCTTAGCTGATGAAGAGCGTGAAAAATATTTGAGCCTTACAACGGTGCTTGAACGATTAAGCTTTACAGTTGATATTGCCGAAAACCGAATTAAAAAACAAAGTAATGCAATTCAGCAGCTCAACAAATCATTAAATGCATAAAATTAGGAAGTATGGATGTTATGGGTTTCTTAAGTAAATTATTTGGCACAAAGAAAGAGCCGACACCAACACCTTCGGATCAACAGCTCATTTGCAGAGTTGGACCTAATGCTACTGCGACGGCGGTAACCTCTTTGCAAACAACTTTGCCTCCTAATTATAAAGCGGTGACGTATGAGTCTCCATTTAGGAAAGGCGCTTTAAACGTTATGTTTGTCAAAGTTGAGAATGAAACTAATAAACAAGATTAGTTTTTAAATGTGAATAATTTTGCTCAAAATCAATTGATTTTATTAAAAATGAGCAAATATTTTCTCAAACAAAGCCCTCCTTAGAGGGCTTTTACACAAATGGCTACACTCACATTACTATTGATCGTATGAGCTGAACATCCGGAAAGCAGAATACACAGCAATACAACTTTAAACATCTATCGGTACCATGTCGACAGTTTGTCCAGCGAGCTCATGATGACAATCTGATAAGAATTGAATCTTTCCATCAGTCAAAAACAAATGACAGCGACTCGCTGGGCAATGGTCATTAACAAGTAAAGAAGGTGTAAACGTTGGCTTATTTATATCGCCATTAAAACCCCAAGTACTGCCATTATGATGTGCACCTTCTTTCACATGAAATGGATGTAAATATTTACAACCCGGGCACTTAAACATATAGATGCCACTGCTCCAGTACTCAAGATAAGGAGTAAGCTCAGTTACTTTTTCTGCTTGAGTCATTTAAATCACCACTCTATTAGAAATCCAGCCATAGAAAAATTGTTCCTGTTTTGGATTACGTTTACAAATTTCAATATAGCGTTGACCTTGCATGATATTGAGCACGCGTACTAACACCTTCTCGCCGTCTTTCCCGCGTTTTGATAAATAAGTTTTTAAAGCACCCAGTGTAGCCGAGCCATAAACACCATCTACTTTCAAATCAGGCCAACCAGCTTTACCTTGATTATTGAGCAGGTTTAAAGCACGTTGTAAAAGAGGCTTTGCAAAGTTAGGCCCACAATTCACTCCTGTGTCTAACAATTCTTCAGCAACAGATGGACTAAGTGCATTTACCTGATCAAAACGCGGTTCCAACCAGTATTGTTTTTTATAAATACTTTTTGCAAATTCAAGCGGCAAATCTTTCATATTGCCATTCCAGCCATTTTCACGCGCAACAGCTTGTGTGATGCCATATTTAGTTGCACCACCACGGTCTGCCGGGTTATTTACGTATCCACCTTCACGCTTGATCAACTCTTCAAGATATTGTTCGATATTCATTTCGTTTTCCTTCAGTTATAAAAAAACCGCCCGTAGGCGGCATTTAGAGTTAAGTTAATTACTGCTCAGTTGATTCCTCAGTTTTATTTTTCTTTTCCTGGTCAGAGCTTCCGAAATAGAATCCACAGGCAGTTGTCATTGCCCCCGCAATGAAACCCAATGCTGTATTAATTAAATTGCTGTTCTCACGTGGCATATTCACAAAAAATAAAGCAATAACCAGTACGAACATTAACGCCACAAGTGCAAAAGCCAGATAAGCTCTAGTCTGTTCGCTTGTCATCTGAACCCCCTTCCAATCGTTTCTTAGTTAGCTCATATTGCTTCGTTTGTAGCTCGTGAATCTCATCCTTACGCTTATCATCTCTTTTTTTGAAATAGAGATTCGTCAGAAAGGTTGCGATACCGATTAAAATCGAAAAGACTACAGCCCAATCAATTTTGCCAATAACACCGATCAAGCTCCCTCCCACTACATAACCATAAGTGAATTTTGTTGCAGTCGCGGCAGCCGTGCTTGCAGCTGCTCCAACTACACTATTTGTCTGATCGTTCATGCATGCCATCCTCCAGATCGTAGGCAATAAAAAAGCACCCGAATTGGGTGCTGATAATTAAAGGTTTATTAATAGTTCGATACATCGATTAACATGTACATATGTCTACAATATCCATTGTAAACAGCACTAATATCTTGTGCGACTTGCACCTGATTTGAGGTATAAGTAATAGTATTGCCCTCAATAGCACAAACTGATGACATTGCTATGACATCTTGACCTTCAGGCGTCCACTCCGAATAAACAGTATTTACTCTATTTAAGGGAATACATGCATAAGACTTGCCAATCGGCAAATACTCGACCTGAGTATTGTAGTTTGAATTAAACATTGGTCGATAAGTATTGGGATCAATAAACATTTTTATGGGTTTCAAATACTCTGCACCACTGTAATAAACTACTTTACTTGATGCATCTAAACAGACTACACCAATACCATGTTCTGGAATACTGCTTCTAGGCAATCGACCAAAAACAAACACATCTAAATACTTAGATGAATTATTTAAATTGCTAACTGAATTAGCCACACCATCATAATTACTTGCTGAGCAAACAATAGAAAGCGTATTGGCTTTCATACTTAAATAAGCAGAAGGACAAACACAACTAATTGCAATAACAGGAAAATCTATCCCTGTTATATCTACTTCAAAAGTACGATAGTAATAGGTAATCCCAGGTTCAGATGTGAAGTTAAAACGTTGTTTTCTAATAAATGCAAGATTGAAATAGTCATCATCAATAGCATTTATGAAGTCATTCTTTACTAAGAAATAGTTATCCATCAATATTCACCAATATAAACTTCAAAATCAGTCCCTGCTTTTGGCTGCTCACTGGTCGCGATGTATTTAACCGTTACAACCTGCTTGTTAGAACTAAGACTTACTTCATAGTTAATTCCCAAAGGGGCATAGATTGGATCGACTGTAGTTGCTAATCCTTTTGGAATAAAAAACATCGTGCCATCAAGTGGCTTGTTAAGGTTTAATACTGCTGAAGTTTGTCCATTCTCGATTAGAACCTTCCCTAGTATTTTAGGGATCTTCACAGTTCCATCAAAAACAACTTCCCCTGATTCAGAATTTATTATCATTCCTGTGGGCATTTACCATCTCCCAATCCGTACACGCATAACATTGTTTTCGTCGTAAACTTCGATCCTCTCACCACTAATTACAGTCCTAGCACCATTTGGTTTTGATTGATCTGCCAATGAGGTAAAGGTACCAAGATTTGCACTAATAGCACTTAAACTATCTGCATAAATTTTGTTGGCGTTGATATAGCTAATAGACGCGCTGTCTAAGTACAAGCCAGCAGGAATCACTGTCCCATTCGGCAGAGTTGTTGCTGTTGATTGATAGACGAATGCATATTTAGGCGTCACAGAGCCGGAAACAGTTGAAGGCGCACCAATTGCAAACTTATTAGCTTGGATGATGAAATCGACTGTTTTGCTGTCATTCTCAATGCCAACGCCACCAACCAAATTGCCGGATTGCAGCTTCAATGTTGCTCTTGCTTTCAGGCCATCAATTGATTGTTGTTGAGATTGAATAGAGGCTGTATTACCACCAACTGTAGTTTGCAGTGTAGTAATACTTGAGGCCTGAGTAGAAACTTTCCCATCAATAACCGACACTTTCGAGTCAAGTGATGAAAGTGCGGATGCTTCAGCCTTATTTGCAAGCCCATCACTTATTGCTTTTATATCTTGTGTCCATGTACTCCATGCCGCTGTACTCGCACTACGACGTTCAGCAGTAAGTTTCGAATCTGTGCCGCGTGCAATTTGAATAATTGGGCCACCAGATGCGTCAGTCCAATAAACGTATGTTTCAAGAGAGACATAAGTGCCCATGCCAGTTAAACCTAGCACAGATGCTTGTTTGAACTCGCGAACGATACGTAATGGATAGTTTGACCAATACCACGATGGAGGCTGATTAGTAGATCTAGTATCGGATACTGCAACATCCTTTAATAAGCCATTCACAGATGCATTCAGCGAAGTAATACTTGAGCCTTGAGAGGTAATTTCACCTTCGGTTGTAGTTACGCGGTTGGCGAGGTTTGTTAGAGCCGAACTATCTGCTTTTGTTGCTAACGTGCCGTTAATATTGGTGATGCTATTGTTTAGCGAGGTAATACTACTGCTATGTGAAGCAATATCCTTACCTTGCTGAGTCACTGTGTTCGACAATGACGAAATGGCAGAAGCATTTGCATCCAGTTGAGTGGTTAAAGTTCGAGAGTCACCTAAACCTACAGGTACACCATTCACAAAACTAAGTGGGTATTCAATCCACTGATTAGGAACAGTCGAATCAAACATACCGAGAATACCATTGCCTGCATCTAGGTCTTTGCGTCCTACAAAAATAGGAAGAGCATTCCAGTTCCAAGATCTGAAATATGTGTCGCCAGCACCACAAGCAAGTAAAAGCGCACGTAAATCAGTATTTGGGTTTGAATTTCCAACTGAGCCAATGTTGTCTGTACCCACGATTGCAAAGTAAGTGCCCGATGCAAGCGCCTTGATAGCGGCATAGATGGCGTTACATGCAGATACGATGTCGCCATAGGTGTCATATTGCGTACAGCTTTCAACGTCCCCATTTTTAAACACAATGAGATTTAAACCGCGCCCAAATCCATATAATCGCGTATTGTTTCCAGTGTAGACGCCAGCCGCCTTTGGCATGCCAACGGCAGAGCCGTTACGGAAAGTCACCAGCGAATATGACTTCGTATTACCGATTTGATTAGTGAGCGAGGTAATGCTGCTGCTATTTGATGTAATAGTATTGCCTTGCTGACTTACTGTATTAGTAAGATTTGCGATAGCAGCGGCATTTGCATTGCTATCAGGAATGTAATCATATGGGCTTGGAATCCAAGCGTCAGTCGTGAGTACATCGCCTTTGACTAAAACTGCCCAATAAACAGTACCGATAGTGCCCTTATCTGCGGTCGGACGGTTGATCATGTAGAAGTGGATAATTGGGCCAGAGGCAACTGCGCTGTTTTTAACAAAGGTAACCTTGCTGATAACCTTACCGTCTGTATTAACAATAGATTGCAAAGTCTGGCTACCACCACCCGCGTAAACCGCTAGGTAAGAGTTGTTATCACCAGTCCCTCGTTTATGTTCAGCGCACCAGATCAAGGTGTATTTAGCGCCAATTTCCCAATCTTCACCTAGTTTGTAAGTGTGGTGTGGGTATGAGACGCCATCATACAAGCCAACTACATTTGATTTAATGAGAAGGTTAGTTCCACCTTTTCCGCTAACTGCTAATGAGTTAGTCAATGAGGTAATTGAGTTACCTTGGCTTGTGATATTTCCTTCTGCATTTGTTACGCGGTTAGAGAGCGAATTTAACGCTGTCGCATCTGCCTTTTGAGCAAGGGTGGCATTGATGTTTGTGACGCTATTGTTGAGCGAAACAATATTGTTAGATGCGGAAGTTACACGGCCGTCAATATTTGTAACTTTGGAATCAAGCGTACTTAATGCAGACGAGGTTGCTTGCAAGTCGGTTGCTAATTTCTTATTACCTGTAATGTTACGTACTTGAATGTTCGTAACATGCCATTGCTGCCCCGCTGCCTCTGACGCAGCTATACTTACTTGAAGCCAAGGTCGAATATCAACCATGCCATTTGGCACAGTGAAATAACCTTCCACCATACCCCAAGCATTTTTGTCCGTAGACTTAATGGCAACGCTATACCATGTATAAGTGCCTGCGCTGTTCCGAGTATTGAAACCAAGCACGGCAGAAGCGGTTGCTGATGTATTTGGCGTCGCAAACCAAGCCGAAACATAGAACATGTCGCCAACATTACATTTGACGAAAGGACCGTAATAACTATCGCGGTTATTCAGTCTTAATGCTTTTGGAGAAGGCGGGTTAGGTGCTGCGTCAGTCGCATCAACAATTACGCCAGATGTCCAATCGCTTTTCGGGTCTACGAAATCAGGATTAAGAACAAGATTCGATAAATCGTTGTTAGTAATCTTGTTGGTTAAGGTGGTAATAGAATTACTTTGTGAAGTAATTGTATTACCCTGTTGAGACACAGTATTTGTCAGATTGCTAATTGCAGATGCAGTGGCATTAAGCGTTGTTGAAATGTCTAATAAAGACGGCTCAATGATCGCCGAAATGCCATTAGATGCGAGATCTGATTCAGCCATGAAGCTTGCTGACCAACCCACGGACCAACTGTCAGGCGGAGTTGTGTAGCCAATTTCCGTGTCGATATTGAATTTTGG